TCAGACAGTATGACAAATTTGATGGCTTCTATTAAACTGGTTGACTTCCTTATATTTTTGTACATCCACCTGCTATTTTCATTAATCAAATCCCCTGTTAAGTTCTTTATTTCATCTTTAATATTTTTAAACTTGTTCACAAAGTCAAATTTTATCTGTGGTATGTAGAATCCGTAACTTTCATCAGTTCCATTAGCCTTTGCTGCTTCCATCAACTTACCGGCATCACATATCTTGTTATTGTCTAGCAGCCATAATAGGTCAGCATTGCTTCCACAGAGTAGGTAAAACATGGGATGATGCATGGGTTGGCCTCCTAACAGTGGGTGTGTCCTGTTGGGTTTCACATTGTATATGTCAGCACACATTTTTGTTAAGATCCATAATGCCTGTTGACACTGTTCAATACTACAACCGTTTGAGTACAAACTGATCATGTTAGCCACAACATTTGGATAAATATCACCAGTATAGCCTCCGTCATGACAATTCAGTTCAAGTGACATTGTAAATTTGCAGGTTGTGGGAACCATGATGTTGTTTATTGTTCTTATTGACAAATATTCTGCATGCTGTGTTTGTGGGTTTAAACATAGGCCTGACTTGTAAACATTGATCTTGTGATTATTGATACTCTTTATCCAAAGCATGAAATTGTAAAACAGTTTGATGGATTGCACATTTCCAATTATTTTTCTGAACGAATCATCACTATGCTGCATGGGCTTTACGTCAACCGTAGATATTTGATTTGGAAAGAACATGTTGTACTCTTCTAATGTATAATCCATTTCTAGATCTTTAAGCACGCTTAATTTCAAGTCATCCACAACCTCTTGTGCAAATGGAATGTTAGGGATTTTCATTTTTTCAAGCACTGTCTGCATGGGATTTATGTTGCCAACACACTTATTGTACAAGTAAGTGGTATAAAGTTGTTCAATGGCACCGGCAGCCGAACTCAAATAATTGAACATGCCCATCATGAAAGGTGCTGGTTGTTCAATAAACACCAAAGACTTCGATATTTCCCTTTTAACTAATTCAGTGTCGTATTTATCTTTGTTTGGCTTTGGCAGAAAAGTGCAAACTCTCTTGTATTTATCATGAACATAATTTGAAAGGCTCTGTTTGTTAGTAATTCCAACTATCTCATGATCACAAACAATGTCCTGGTGTATGGCGAATTGCATTTGTATTCCCATTTTCTTTCTAACTACCTGGTACATCGTGTTTAAAAATATGTTTGAAAATTCAGGCAACAATTTCTTTAATATCTCATTCATTAGAACCACATACTTTTCACAATTCATCTTCTCACCCCACTTGCTATGATCTTCAGTTGAATTGCCCACAACAACATCCTTCCCTTTTTTGAAACTACCTTCATGCATTTCTCTAATTATCATTTCAGGTCTAAAACTGCTGGGAACACTTATCATTTCATTTGGTAATTGTTTACATATAAGACCCATCACATCTTCCACCACCTTCTGTTGTATTCTAGATTCAAATGCCATAACCCAGAGCTCTCTGCTGCCAGCCCATTGCAATTTGAATGCCA